TTTCGGACAGAAGAAGCCGTTTGGAAACCGAAGCCGGAATAATTCCGCCCGGCAGCTCTCTTCCGTGCTGAAACGAGTACGAAATTCTTCAAACGTGATGTTCTCTGCGTGTGCCATGCCAATGACCTCCTGCGTTTTCTGAGATCATTGTAGCATTTTTAATATCCCATATTTCGGACTTTTACATCTATTTTTCGTTCAGCTGCCTGAAGCCGATAAGCACATATATTTATTCACACACGGAGACACGAGAACGAAAGAATGAGGCAGAAAGGAGCGGCTATGGCGAGTTTGCGCGCCCTTGCACACAAGCTGCAAACAGCGCTCTTGTACCACGGAATCAAAATAAAAATCAATCAAATGCAGTCCTATTCCGCGAAAAATGACAGGATGGTGACGAAATACATGGTTTACGAATATCGACCTGATGAAAAACCGAAGAATGTCACTTTGCTGGAAACTTACCAGATCGCGGATGTGGTGAAGCTGCTGGCAAGCCTTTACAGCGATGGCGGATGAAAAACTTACGCCGAAGCAGAGACGATTCTGCGAAGAATATCTGAAATCCGGGAACGCGACAGAAGCAGCGAAAAAGGCCGGGTACAAAGAAACATCATGCAGAGTGATTGCGGCAGAAAACCTATCAAAACCAGCTATTTCTGCGTATATAAAGCGCAGGCTGGACGAACAAGAGGCTGCACTTGTCGCAGATTCTAACGAAATTCTGAAATTTTACACTGCGGTCATGCGCGGGGAGGTCAAAGACCAGTTCGGCATGGACGCATCGCTGTCCGACCGGCTGAAAGCCGGTGACAGTCTTATGAAACGCTACGCAGCTGCTTCCGACCGCAACAGGACGACAATGGAGAAGCTTGATTCGATGCTGAAGGAGTTCCAAGATGCTGTTAAGTCCGAAACAACGTGAATTTGTAAAATACGGGACGCATCGATGGAACTTCAAGGGCGGAGCCACCAGAAGCGGGAAGACTTACCTCGATTTTCGATGGATCATACCGATCCGGATTCGTGAGCGAATCGGAAAAGATGGTCTGGCCGTCATTCTCGGCGTAACAAAATCCACGATTGAGCGAAATGTGCTGGAGCCGATGCGGAACCTGTATGGCGATATGCTTGTCGGAACAATCTCCAGCGACAACACAGCGTGGATTTTCGGGGAAAAGTGCTATTGCCTCGGTGCGGAAAAGGTTTCTCAGGTTTCAAAGATCCGCGGCGCGTCGATTAAATATTGCTACGGCGACGAGGTCGCGGACTGGTCGGAAGAAGTCTTCGCGCTGCTAAAAAGCCGTCTTGATAAGGAATACTCCTGTTTTGATGGGACGTTCAATCCGCAATATCCTGACCACTGGCTGAAAAAATTCCTTGATAGCAACGCGGACATTTTCAGCCAGACATACACAATAGACGACAATCCGTTCCTGCCGGAATCTTTTAAAGAAAATCTGAAAAAAGAATACGAAGGGACGGTTTATTACGACCGCTACATTCTCGGCCTCTGGGTACGTGCCGAAGGACTGGTATATCCGATGTTTGGAGATGACTGCATCACGCAGGAGATCCCGGACACCGGAGATTATTATATATCTATAGACTATGGCACGCTGAACCCGTTTTCTGCCGGGTTATGGTGTGTTGGGAAGAGGTCCGCTGTGCGCATTGCAGAAATCTATTACAGCGGACGCGAGACAAGGGCGCAGAAGACCGATGAGGAATACTGCGATATGGTCGAGAGGCTGGCCGGAGAAAAAACGATTCGGGCAGTTGTCGTTGATCCGTCAGCGGCGTCTTTTAGCGAGGCGCTTCGCAGGCGAGGCAGATTTAAGGTCAGGCACGCAGACAATGACGTTATGAATGGAATCCGAACTGTGTCTGATTTTTTGCGAAATGGAAAAATCAAGATTCATGAAAGCTGCGAGAATACAATCCGGGAGTTCGGCCTGTATCGTTGGGACGAAAAAAGCGAAGTCGACCGCGTTGTAAAGGAAAACGATCACGCGATGGATGAGGTTCGCTATATGGCGATGACAGTGCTGAAAAAGGCGTTTAAGGAACATATCTTCGTGCCGGAGCTGGCGAGATAAGAAGGTGAAGCATGAAAACATATCAGGATTTTTTAGAGGTTGCCGAGAAATCGGATCGGGACAGAATGGAATTTGTTCTGGCGGCAATCAACGATCATAAAAACTCGGATTTGTACCAGCAGGCAAAAATTGCGCGGGAATACGACGAGCACCGAAATGTTACCATCATTACCGTGCAGAAGCTGCTTTATACGCTGTCCGGGAAGGCTATCCCGGACAACTATAGCGCAAATTACAAGCTCCGCAGCGCATTCTTTCCGATTTTCATGCGGCAGGAAACACAGTATCTGCTTAGTAACGGCGTGACACTGAAAAATGCAGAGAACAAGAAGCGGCTCGGCAGAAAATTTGACAATCAGATTCAGGAGTTGGCGCGCTCGGCGCTCGTCGGCGGCGTGGCCTATGGCTTCTGGAACCTCGATCATCTGGAAGTGTTCACGGCCCTGGAACTTGTGCCGCTGCTGGATGAGGAAAACGGATCGCTTCGCGCCGGTATTCGGTTCTGGCAGGTAGCGGCGAACAAGCCGCTGCGGGCGACACTGTACGAACCGGACGGATTCACACAATTCATCCGCAGGAGCGGGAAAGAGATGGAGATTTTAGCACCGAAACGCGGCTATATCTCCGTCGAAGCCTCGTCTGAGGTGGACGGAACAGAAATCTTGGAGTATCAGAATTACCCAGGATTCCCGATCATCCCAATGTACGGCAATCGCGCCCGGCAGTCCGAGCTTGTTGGCCAACGCGAGGCAATCGACTGCTATGATCTGATCAAATCCGGCTTTGCGGATACGGTTGACGAAGCGTCGATCATCTATTGGACGATCTCCAATGCGGGCGGCATGGACGAAATCGATATGGCGCGGTTCAAAGAAACTATGCGGCGGATCGGAGTCGGCCTTGTGGACGACGACGGCGCAAAGGCGGAGGCCCACACGCTTACGATTCCAGTCGAGGCGCGGGAAGCGCTGCTGAGCAGACTCAGCGACGATCTTTACAGGGACTTTCAGATGCTGGACACCACGAAAATACAGGGCGGGCAAAAGACGGCGACCGAGATCACGGCGGCATACCAGCAGATGGACAACAAAGTCGACGAATTCGAATACTGCGTCGGTGATTTCCTGTATCAGCTTTTTGCACTGATCGGCATTGACGATGAGCCGACATTTACGCGCTCGAAGATCGTAAACCAGCTGGAGCAGACGCAGATGGTGCTGCTTGCCGCGAGCTACCTTGACGACGAAACGATTCTGAGCAAGCTGCCGTGGCTGACGCAGGAGGAAGTCACGGAAATCCTGAAGAGAAAAGATGCAGAAGAAATTGGACGGTTTTCCGGAACGGATTAAGTTGAGCAGAAACGGAGGTAAAGCCCATGGTACAGGGCGATGCGTACAGTCTGGCCGTCACAGTCAAGAACAACGGGCAGGCTGTCGAGATCGACGATATTGAGAAGATCGAAATGACGCTTCTGTATTTGCAGAAGTATTACCCAGGCCAGATCACATACGCGGACGGGAAATTCTATTTCCCGCTGGCGCAGGAAGAAACATTCCGCCTGCCGAAGCTCTGCCAGATGCAGGTGCGCGTGAAATTCAAGAGCGGTGACGTGATTGGCTCGGAGATCAAGCAGATCGACGTTGCGCACGCGCTTTCAAAGGCGGTGTTGTGATGAGCCCGATCAATTTTGACCTCGGCTCCCCGGGCGCGGTCGGCGTGGAATTTAACGCCGCAGTCCGGACGGGCCCCGGCGGAACGACAGACCACAGAGCCCTGACCAACCGGGACGCGGATGACCAGCACCCGATCAAAGCAATCACAGGACTGATAGAAAAACTGAACACGATTCCGCCCGCAGCGGAGCGGATCACGAATACTGAAATTGAGGAGATGCTGAAATGAGTAAATACCTTGACAACGACGGCCTGCTGTATCTTTGGAACAGCAAGATCAAGCCCCTTGTAGCGAAGTATCTGCCGCTGACTGGCGGCACGCTGACCGGCAAGCTGACGCTCGGCGCGGCCCCGAACGCCGACATGGACGCCGCGACGAAGAAATACGTCGACGACTCCGTAGCCAGCGCGGGCGGCGGTGATATGCTCAAGAGCGTGTACGACAAAGATGGCAACGGCGTAGTCGACGACGCCCAGAAGGTAAACGGGCATACCGTGGAAAAGGACGTCCCGGCGGACGCCGTATTTACGGACACGAAATACGAGGCCGCTACGGCCAGTTCTCCCGGGCTTATGACCGCTGCGGATTACAGCAAGCTCGCAGCCTTCAGCGCGGCAAGCGACTATGCCAAAAAGACGGATATCACCGGCCTTTACAAGTACAAGGGCAGCAAGGCGACATATTCTGCCCTTCCCACGAGCGGGAATAAGGTCGGCGACGTCTGGAACGTCGAGGACACCGGCATGAATTACGCCTGGACAGGCGAGGGCTGGGACGCGCTGGGCGCAATGTTCGAGATCGTATCCATCACGAACACGGAGATCGACACGATCACCGCCGACACGTAAGGAGGGACAAATGGCCTATCTTGACAATACCGGCCTGAGCTACTTTTGGGGCAAGATCAAAAGTGCCCTGTCTTCCAAGCAGAACAAGATTACGGCAAGCGGCATCCTGAAGGGTGACGGCGCGGGCGGCATTACAGCAGCGAAAGCGGGCACGGATTATGCAGATGTTTTTATCATCGATTGCACGGCAGACGAAAAAGACAATGAAAGCAGTCCGATTACGCTTACACCGAGCAAAACATATGATGAGGTTCGCAACGCGATTCTGGAACAGAAGCGGTGTTATGCGCAATATGACGGGATATATTACCCGCTGGCGGAAATCGTTATAAATGCTGCTGAATCAAACAACATTGCGAACGCAATCTTTACTGTTGCGAGAGCTGGCATCAGAATGCGCTCCATTGAGATGCGACACCCAGCATTAGATATAGATCCTGTATGGCGTACACGGCTTCCGGAAAGTGCGCTAATTGCGCGTCCAGGCGCGACAATGGGCCAAGTGATGGCTTATCACGGGGCGTTACGCGGCTGGGGGAATTCGAGTATAGGAACTAATCTTTCCACCACTTTCTCCGGACTTATCAAGGGCAATGACGGATATCTTGCACAGGCTGAAGCTGGGACAGACTATATGGCGCCTGTTGCCGTAACATCTGCCGACAACGGCAAATTCCTGCGCGTGGTCAACGGTGCGTGGGCGGCGGCGACAATCACGAACGCGAATGGAGGCAGCTTCTGATGGCGGAATTTTTGACATTTGACACCGACCTCACGGCGGTCGCGAACGCGATCAGAGCCAAGGGAGGCACATCCGCGCAGCTGGTCTATCCGAACGGCTTCGTGTCGGCGATTCAGGCGATCCAGACCGGCATCACGCCGAAGCTGGTCGTGACCACCTCTGCCGGGGCGGCAGTCACGGCAGTGAAGGGCTCCAAAACGGTCACGGGAACTGCCGGGACAGACGGAGTGTGCACGCTGGAGCTGCCGGAGGCAGGCGCGTGGAGCGTTACGTCGGCGAAAAACGGGGTGAATGCCGCGCAGAGCATCGTGATCGGCACGCAGAGCATGAAAATGCCCCTGTATCTCGACAGCTTTGCCGACAATACATGGGAAGAGATCATCGCGGTGTGCAGGACCGGGATCGCCCCGGACAGCTGGGCCGTGGGCGACAGCAAGACCATGAACATCGGCGGGACGGCCTATCAGGTCGATATCATCGGCAAGAATCATGACGAGTATGCGGACGGCTCCGGCACGGCTCCGCTGACGTTCCAGTTGCATGATTGTTACAGCGAAGCGAAGCAGATGTACGACACCAACCTGAGCGGCCTCGGCTGGAAGAACACCGATATGCGTCTGACCTATCTGCCCGCGATTCTGGCACTGATGCCGGCGGAGGTGAAGAACGGCATCCACGCGGTAAACAAGAAGACATCTGAGGGGGGCAACAGCACGACGATTGAGACAGTATCGGACACGCTGTTCCTGCTCAGCGAGGTGGAGATTTTCGGGACTGCAAGTTCTTCCGTAGCCGGGGAAGGAAGCCAATACGACTATTACAAGGCAGGCAACCCGAAGATCAAGAAGAGAGAAGGCGTTGACGAGTTCTGGTGGGAACGGTCGTCAGCCAGCGGCGGTATGTTTTGCAGAGTCAGAGCAAACGGTCAGGCGGGCGCGTCCAATGCCTCAAGCAGCCTCGGCGTAAGCTTTGCGTTCTGCTTCTGAGGAGAATATTATGAGCACCATCATCGTTACCCTCGTCTGCGCCGTGCTTGGCGAGGCGGATAGAAGTGTATGAGCACAAGCAACACCGTCTGGAAGAAAATGACCGACGCAGAGCTCGCAAAGCTTGAAAAGCGGATTGCTGCGATATACAGGGAAGCGTATAACGATCTGACGGATACGATCAGGGATTACTTCGGTAAATTTGCAGCGCGTGACGCGGTGGAAAAGGCGCGCATGGACGCTGGGGAGATCTCGGAGGATCAATACAAACAATGGCGGCTTGCGCAGATCGGGCGCGGAAGGCGCTTTGAGGCGCTACGGGATAAGGTCGCAGAGCGCATGACAAATGCAAACGTTGTTGCGGTTGCGTATGTCAACGATGCAACGCCGGGCATTTACAGTTTGAACCGGAATTTCGCGGCGTACACCATTGAGCAGGTCACCGGTGACGTTGGCTTCGATATCTGGGACGAACAGACCGTGAAGCGCCTGATCTCAGAGCAGCCGGAGCTTATGCCGTACTATCCGGAAAAGCGGGCGCTCAATCGCGGGATAGATCTTGCATACGGGAAAAAGCAGATCACGGCCAGCGTTACCAGTTCCATTTTGCAGGGCCGGAGCATCAAAGGCATGGCGGATGATCTGCAAAGCCGCATTACCACCATGAACCGCGACAGCGCCATCCGGACGGCCCGCACAGCCGTCACCGGCGCACAGAACGCCGGGCGGCTGGATTCCTATTATGCTGCCGAGAAAATGGGAATCAAGTGCAGAAAACAATGGATGTCGACGCTCGACGGAAGAACCCGCCACTCCCACGCCATGCTCGACGGCGAAATCGTCGACAACGACAAGAAATTTTCCAACGGCTGCCGCTACCCAGGCGACCCGAACGGACCACCGCACGAAATTTACAACTGCCGCTGCGCGCTGGTATCCGAGATCGAAGGAATCGACACCTCCGGAGGCAAGCGCCGCGCCAGGAACCAGGAGACCGGACGGAATGAGCTGATTGAAAATATGACATACGCAGAGTGGGCGGGGTGGAAAAAGCGTGCGAAAAAGCCTAATTTTGCCCCTGCGGGAACTATCGATGAAGCGGAAAAATACGCGGAAATGTTCGTTGAAAGTTACAAGAGCAAATATACAGGGAAAGTTGATTATCGTGGAATCGACATCGCACAAGCAAATGAAATGAACAGGGCGTTGACAGAAGTTCTTGGCGAGTATGAAGTTGACTATAAACTTCGGAATATAACTCCGTTTAATACAAGAGAAAAACGCTTCAAAGATACAACGGCGGAAGCGGCGTATCAATGGGGAACCGGAGATTTGTTCTTCAACAAAAAATACCTTAAAAATGCAAAAGCGATGGCAGCCCACATAAATGAATACACAGATTTGCTTAATCAGGTATTACCAAACATTGATGTGGCAATGGAGCAAACCAAGAAAAAAACGGGCATAGCGGCAGAGCTTCAAATGCGTTATCTTAAAGCGCTGAAGAAAACGGGCAGGACAAATGTTAGCAAACCTGATGCCTATGGCTCAATGGTTCACGAGCTAGGCCATTACTTAGACGATAGGTTGTTCACAAAAGCCGTGAAAGAATCTGGGTTCGATATGGCGAGCAGTTTTTCAAAATATGCCGAAAATGTTTCCGCATACGCTACAAGCAACAGGCAAGAATATGTTGCAGAAAGCTTCACGGCATATTGGTTTGGGGAAACAAGCGAGTTAGATCCAGAACTTGTGAAAATCTTTGAAAGGCTTAAGAAAAAATGAAAAATGGGGAGTACATCATTGATGATTTTTTGAGAGCATTAAAAGAAATTGCAGAGGAAGTGAAAAGTGAACGTTGATTTTATCGACAATTCCGAAGAAGTGAAGTCTGCTATGCACGACGCGCTGATTCGCGCCCTCGAAAAGATTGGAATGACGGCTGAAAAGTACGCGAAGCGGCTGTGCCCGGTGGACACCGGCAATCTGAGGAACAGTATCACGCACCGCGTAGATGAAGGGGAACCGGCTGCATACATCGGAAGTGACACGGAATATGCCGCATACGTCGAACTCGGAACCGGTAAGTATTATCCGGGCGGGAGACCTACGCCGTGGGTGTATCAGGACGCAAAGGGGAACTGGCACTGGACGGCCGGAAACAAAGCACAGCCGTATTTGAAGCCCGCAGCAGCGGACCATTCGGCGCAATACCGGAAAATCGTCGAAGATGAGATGAAAAACGGATAAAGATTGCGTCCCAGAGCCATAAATATACGGTATAAGTGTGGTAACAGCAAAGAAATGACTGTTGCCACATTTTTTGTTCTGTCGCGGCAAAGCACCGCCGACAAGGGAAAGGAAGATAGAACATGGCACTGACGCGAAAGCTCCTGAAGGGCATGGGGCTTACCGAAGAGCAGATGGATACGATCATTGAGGCACACACCGATACCGTAGACGGGCTGAAAACCGACCTTGCACGGTATAAGGAAGACGCCGAAAAGCTCCCCGGAGTACAGGCGGAGCTTGAAAACCTGAAAGCCAAAGGCGACGATGGCTGGAAGGATAAGCACGACAAAGTCAAAAAGGAATTTGACGACTACAAAAGAGAGCAGATGCAGAAGGAAACCAAGAGCGCGAAAGAATCCGCGTATCGGGAACTTTTGAAGTCTGTGGGTATCAGCGAAAAACGAATTGATTCGGTTTTGAAGGTCACCGATCTTTCTTCGGTTGAATTGGAAGACGGAAAGATCAAGAACGCCGATGATTTGAAGAAGTCCATCAAGGAAGAGTGGGCAGATTTCGTTGTTACCACCAAGCAGAAGGGCGCGGACACCAAAGATCCGCCCGCAAACAACGGCGGCGCTATGAGCCGGGACGACATCTTCAAAATCAGGGACGCGTCTGAACGGCAGGCAGCAATCGCCGCAAATCTCAATTTGTTCGGAAAGGAAGAATAATATGGCAGCAAAAAACAACCTGACCATGACGAGCGACGTTCAGGTAACCGCTCGCGAAATCGATTTTGTAACCCGCTTTGCGCGGAACTGGCAGCACCTGCGCGACATTCTCGGCATTATGCGCCCCATCAAAAAGCAGCCGGGAACCGTCCTGAAATCCAAGACCGCAAGCGTGACGCTCGCGCAGAGCGTCGGCGAAGGTGAAGAGATTCCCTACTCCAAAGCGACGGTCGTTGAGAAGGACTATGCGAACATCAACGTCGAAAAGTACGCGAAGGCGGTCTCCATCGAGGCGATCAAGGAATACGGCTATGATGTCGCAGTCGCAATGACCGATGAAGCGTTCCTCTACGAGCTTCAGACAAACGTCACGAACCGCTTTTATACCTACCTCAACACCGGCCTGCTGACCGTCAGCGAAACCAACTGGCAGCGCGCGCTTGCGATGGCGAAGGGCGCTGTTATCAACAAGTTCAAGCAGATGCACAGAACCGCTACAAACGTTGTCGGCTTTGTGAACGTCATGGACTTGTATGACTACCTCGGCGGCGCGGACATCACCATCCAGACCGAGTTCGGTTTCCAGTACATCAAGAATTTCATGGGCTACAGCACAGTTTTTCTGCTGTCCGATGAGGAAATCAAGCGCGGCCGCGTGATCGCAACGCCGGTTGAAAACATCGTTCTGTACTACATCGATCCTGCGGACAGTGATTTCTCCCGCGCCGGGCTTGAGTACAGAACTGACGGAGAAACCAATCTTGTTGGCTTCCACGTGCAGGGAAACTATTCTACGGCGGTTTCTGAGTCTTTCGCAATCATGGGGCTCACCCTGTTTGCGGAGTACCAGGACGGCATCGCAGTTGCGGATATCGACGAAACGCCGACGCTCGGAACGCTGACCGTTACTTCGGCAGCCGGAACCGCAACCGGCAACACGAAGATCACGGTAACGCCCGCGAAGGAAGCAAGCGGAAACATCTACAAGTACAAGGTAGGCGATTCGGCTGAGACTGTGACCTATGGCCAGAACGTCAGAACGTGGTCAACGTGGGACGGAAAGTCCGATGTCACGGCAGCGACGGGCAAGAAGATCACAGTCGTTGAGGCTGACGCGACTTACAAAGCGCAGAAGGCTGGCAACGCAACGGTAACGGCGAAGTAAGGAAGGAGGCGGCACAATGCTGACCGAATTGTGCGGAGTTCTGCGGAACTGGTTTGAAACGGATCGGATCAGCGGAACGTACACAGTAGAAAACGGCAGCATTGCGCTGCCGTTCCTGCAAGAAGGACAATTCTTCCGGGTTGTAGGCTCCGTTTTTAATGACGGTGTGCACCGATACCCGGATTACGGGATGGCGGATGAGACTTTCAACGGCTCCATCTGGCCGATGGCCGTCCCCTCTTCTGTCCTCGCCCTCGAAGCTGAAATCAGAGCGTGGCAGGAGAAAAACGGCGACGCAGCAGCAAGCCCGTTCACCTCGGAAAGCTTCGGCGGGTATAGCTACTCGAAGGGATCAAGCGGAAGCACGTCCGCGAGCGGGGCCGTGACATGGCAGACGACGTTCAAATCGCGCATGAACCAGTGGAGGAAGATCTGATATGAGCTTACTTGATGATTTTGCCCGCCCGTGCGTGCTGCTCGAAAAAAGCCGCACACCGGATGGAGCGGGCGGATATATCACCACATGGACGGATGGCGCGGAGTTTATGAACTATCAGGCGCTTGACACGTCCATGGAGGCGCGCAGAGCGGAGAAAGAGGGCGTGACAAGCGTTTACTCGGTGCTTGTGCAAAAGGCCGTACCAATCGATTATAACGACTTCTTCCGCGACAAGACGACCGGCGAGACGTACCGCGTCACGTCCGAGCCGAAGGACAAACAGACGCCGAAGTCCGCTAGCTTTGCCCTGAAATACTTCACTGCTGAAAAGAAAGCACTGCCGACATGACAAAAGACAAAGCATTGCACGCGTGGTTCTCACAATTCCTGACGGCCTATCCCGCGTCCAGCGTGCCGGACGACGCCGTTTTCCCGTGGCTGACCTATGAACTGATCACAGGCGCGTGGGACAGCGGAGAAATCGGCCTGACAGTAAATCTGTGGTACTACACCACGCAGGAAGCAGAACCGAACGCGAAAGCGCAGGAAATCTCGGACGCTATCGGCTTGGGCGGCGTGTTTGTGCCGTGTGACGACGGCGCAATCTGGATCAAGCGCGGATCTCCATGGTGCCAGAACGTCCGGGACGATTCTGATGCAAATATCAAGCGGCGGTACTTGAACATTACAGTCGAGTACATCACCGCAAACTGAAAGGACTGATTTCATGGCAAAATTCACAAAAATACCTGCTGATACCTTCAAGCAGCTGCAAATCAACGCCGGTGTAATTCTGAGCGATTTCACACCGGCGACCGGTGCGTTTGAACCAGAAAATCAGCTGGGCGCAACGACCGGCGGCATTACGTTCGCGGCGACACCGACGTTCTCTGACTACGGCGAAGATGTAGATAATTGCCCCAAGAATACACTCGAACTGAAACGGCTGGATGACGTGGACGTAAAGTGTTCCGGAACGTTTGTCACGGTGACGACCACATCTGCCAAATCCCTTATGGCGGCGGCGGACATCGACGGCACGGACGCAACGAAAGTTGTTCCGCGCCGTGACCTGGACAGTTCCGACTTCAAGGACATCTGGCTTGTCGGCGACTACTCTGACAAGAACGGTGCAACCAATGGCGGCTTTATCGCAATCCGTTTGATGAATGCGCTTTCTACGGGCGGCTTCCAGCTGAAGACTGCCGACAAGAACAAAGGCCAAATGGCGTTTGAGTACACCGCGCATTACTCGATCTCAAAGCAGGATATTGTGCCGTATGAGCTGTACATCAAGGCCGGTACGGCAGAAACCTGATAGGAGGCCGATATGAAACTTTCGGAATTCAGCACCGATAAGGCGGCAGATGTCCTCTGCGAAATCAGCGTATACGCGCTGAACATCGTGTCAGACGAAGAACTCAGGGGAAGCCTGAAAAAGCTGACAGACGACGAAAAGCCGCAGACAGTCGGCGAGAGGTACGCAATCGGCGTGCAGCGCATCGGCCAGTGGATCCCGCTGATCCTGAAAAAGCATAGAGAAGACGCGTTCAGCATTCTGGCTGTGGTAAACAGCGTGACAGTTGACGCGATCCTGGAGCAGAACGTTCTCGTTACAATGCGGCAGATCCGGGAACTGGCAGAGGACAAAGATCTCACTGATTTTTTCAAATCGTGCGCGTCGGAGGCGAAAGCGTAACGCTTGCGCTTCTGGCAGCTCCAAAAATAAGCGCCGGAGGGCTGATTCGCCTTTTGCCGATTTTAATAAAGCGGCAGAACGAGGAATCAGCCTTTCGCATTTATGCGGCGGAGTGTATGCGCACGATCACGGAAAACACAGCGAAATTCGCGGGCGGAAGCTTTGTGCAGGCAAAGTATACCGACATCATCAGCCCGAAGCCGCAGGACAACCGAACCTGCGAGGAGATCACCGCCGACGTTGTACGCCGGTGCGGATTGAAGGTGAAAAAATCCAAAGATGAATCTGTTTGAACTTTTTGTAAAAATCGGCGCCGATACGTCCGAGGCAGACAAGGGCATCGACGAAACCGGGAAGAAAACATTCGGCCTCGGCGAGAAGATTAAAAACGGCCTTGCTACTGTCGGCAAGGCTGCGGTAGTCGGCGTGACGGCAGCGGCGACGGCAATCGGCACGATCGGCACAAAGGCGGTCCAGGCATACGCAGACTATGAGCAGCTCGTCGGCGGCGTGGAGACGCTTTTTAAGGATAGCCAAGATAAAGTCATGGAGTACGCAAACAACGCGTATAAAACCGCTGGGTTGTCTGCGAATGAGTACATGGAGACGGTGACAAGCTTTTCTGCATCCCTGCTGCAGTCTCTCGATGGGGATACCAGTGCAGCGGCAGAAAAAGCAAATTTGGCGCTGACTGATATGTCCGATAATGCCAACAAAATGGGATCGGACATGACTTTAATCCAAAATGCATATCAGGGCTTCGCAAAAGCAAACTATACGATGCTTGATAACCTCAAGCTCGGCTACGGCGGCACGCAGGCCGAAATGCAGCGCCTCCTTGAAGATGCGGAGAAAATTTCCGGTATCAAATACGATATTTCCAGCTATGCGGATATCGTAGATGCAATCCATGTCGTGCAGACCGAAATGGGCATCACCGGCACGACCGCAAAAGAAGCCGCGTCCACAATTCAAGGCTCGTTCGGTATGGTAAAAGCCGCATGGAAGAACCTCGTGACCGGCCTCGCCGACCCGGATCAGAATCTCGGAACTCTCGTGGGCAACTTCACGGATTCCATTGTCGTTGCGGGCAATAACCTGATCCCGCGCATTCAGGAGCTTTTGCCGCGCATTGTGGAGGCGATTACTACGCTGATGGTAACCGTAAGCACGCAGCTTCCGGGCATACTCGGATCCACCCTTCCCTCGCTTATTGAGGGCGCATCAAATCTGGTTACTGGGCTTATGTCCGCGCTCCCGGAGATCCTTACCGTTCTGGGCGATATCGCGCCGACGGCAATTGGGATTCTCGTTCCGGCCATAGTCGAGCTTCTGCCGGAAATCATTCAAACCGGTATAGATGTTATTATCTCTCTGGTACAAGGCATTACGGAGACGCTTCCGGAATTGATCCCGGCGGCAACAGAAGCAATCATCAAAATCGCTGAGACGCTGACCGACCCTGGAAATCTCGGGAATTTGGTAGATGCGGCGCTTAAGATCATCCTTACTCTGGCGGACGGGATCATTGATGCCGTCCCGAGGCTGCTTGAGGTGGCTCCCAAGATTATCACAAATCTCATCACCGCGCTTACTGAAAACTTCCCCAAAATCATCGAATCCGGCGCAAAACTTGTTAAATCGCTGATTGATGGCCTGATTAAATCCATTCCGCAGCTTACTGCGGCTGCGCCAAAGCTTATTATCGGGATTGTACAGGGGATTCTTAACAATCTTCCGCAAATCATCATGTCCGGCCCGCAAATCATTATGGCGCTTATTGAGGGCCTTATTAGCGCAATCCCGGATCTTGTCATGTCGATCCCAACGATAATCAAATCGATTGTAGATACGTTCCTCGGATACGATTGGGGCAGCATCGGAACAAATATCGTTGACGGTATCAAAAACGGATTTCTGCATATGTGGGAGAGCCTAAAGCGGACGGTAAGCGATATGGTCGATGGCCTTGTAAGCGGTGTCAAGAGCATCCTCGGTATTGCGTCCCCGTCTAAAGTCTTCGCCGGAATCGGCGGCTACATGGCAGAAGGACTTGGACAAGGCTTTGACCGCGAAATGACTGACGTTCGGAAGAATATCGAGGATCAAATGACCTTTGGCACAACATCCTTCTCCGTGTCCGGCGCGGCAAAGTCCTCCGTCGGTGTTGTGAACGGTCTGCTTGCCAACAATCAGCCGAACCCGCTGACACAGGTGAATCTTGTCGTTGACGGCCAAACGCTGGCGCGGGTACTGTTTGACCCGCTGCGAGGCGAAATTCTGCAAAGGGGTGTGTCACTTGCGTAGAATTAAAATCACGGACGGCACAAACACAGTCACCCTTCTGCGTGATCTCGTGTTCACGATTCAGCCAAAGGATATTGGCGCAACCGCGACAATGGCATCCGGAAAGACCGTCATGGACATCATCGGCGTAAAAAATGAGCTGAAAATCCCGACCGGGTGGCTATCCGTTTCCGATTTGCGGAAGCTCCGCAGCATGATCAACACGAAACACGTGTTGAGCGTGACATACCCGGATGTAGACGGCGACAAAACAAGAGAATTTCTTTTTGAACAGCCGGAATACAAGGCGATCATCTACGATGAGGACGGCGTGTCGCAGTGGTGCGGCGTCACGATCTCCGCGACACAGCAAGGGGTGGATTGATGCAGAAGGTATCGAGCAATTACGCACCGTTTACACCGGTGCGTGAGGTTGGTATGCTTGTCCGGTTTTACATTGTCGACCCGTCGGCAAAGAAGAACGGTACGGCCTCTGCATCGGATTCGGCACCAGGCACAAGCGCCGCCGAAACGATCAGCGACAGAGAAACCATATCCGGGAAGTTCGCTGGGCTTGAATTGAACCGGTGGGTCCTGGATGGGACAATCGATATTCCGAACGATAGCTTTGACGGGCAGCATATTGGCTGGTGGAGCGGAGGAGTATCAAACGAGAGCGCCGAAATGGCAAGCACAATTACGTTTGAATTCTCCGCGCCGGTATCCACGATTGGTTGGGCGATGCTGTTTGATGAAAAAATGAACCAATACCCGGCGCAGATCACAATTACCGCGTATGCGAGCGACGGATCGACGGCCGCAACCGGAACAAAGATGATCACGCAGGCGCGGCAGAACATCAGCATGACCGCCGCAAATTACACAAAGCTGACGATTCGATTTGATAAGACGTTCCTGCCAAAGACACGCGCCCGGCTGCGGCAGATCGATTTTGGCCTGACGGAAACCTACGAAAACGACACAATGGCCGACGTAAAGATCATAGAGGAAGCATCCGTTTCCTGCGAATCGTTCCCGTCCCGGCAGATTTCCTTTACATTCGACAACGCGGATCATCGGTACAACATTCTGAACCCGGACGGCGTTTTCTCCGTGGTTCAGGATGGCCAGAAATTGCTTGCCAGATGCATTGTAAACGGAGAGAGCATAGACGTTGGCGAGTTCTTTTTTACGTCCGTTACAGCACGCGATTCCGGCGTCACAGCACAGCTTATCGGAAACGATATGGCAGCAACACTCGAACGTGCGACATATGAGAATGGAAACGCGACCGCGTGTGAGCTTCAGGCCGCAGTTGCGTCCGTTCTGGATGGATACGACATCAATGTTATTTACGGGGATGAGGCTGCAGCAAAAACCGTCGTACCGGCCGTTCCACGCAAAACAACACGCCGGGAAGCGATCCGGCTATTGGCGCAGGCGGCTATGTGCTCCGCGTGGTTTGATCGATCCGGAAACCTGCACATCGCGGAGCTTTCAGCAGGCGCAGTATTGGGAGAAATAACGCCGGATGAGCTTTATAACTATGACGGTGTTTCCATATCTGAGGCAGTCGACTGCGTAGAGTTGCACGTTAAGAGCGACTACGCGAATATCGATACGACAATCACCGCTGGGAGCGGAAAAAACATCAAGAGCGTAAATAACCCGTGCGTAGCGCCTGCAAACTATCAGAATGTGGCTGCGTGGCTGCTTGCGCAGTATAATCGCCGAAAGATCTACAGCGTGAAAAACCGGGGCAACCCAGCGCTCGAAACCGGCGACACCATCAAAATCTCCGACGCATTCGCACAAAACGAAAATGCTGTGCAGACCGGTATGGAACTGACGTTCAGCGGAGGCGGAATTTATGCCGTAACGAAAGGAGTTGGCGCATGAGCACCATCATTGACACCCTCGTCACCGACCGGACGCAGGCGGACGTGGAGCGGGTGCGGGAGCTGGCGGCGAAGGGCTTTGCTGCCATGACCGCGGCCGAGCGGGCGGAATGGCTGGCCGGGATGAAGGGCGCGTACAACGCCTCTGATCTCAACCGCGTGGGAACCGCCCTGAACTATCTGGCGGGGCGCCTCAGCTCGATCTGCGGCAAGAGCATTACGTGGACGGCAAAAACCGATTGGGCCGTCACGGACATTATAACGGCCTCACAGGCAGAGACGTACCGGCAGCAGATACAGGACATTCGCGACGCACTTGCGTATCCTGCCGGGACGCCGGACGTGCCGCAGCTGGCGCGCCTGACCTACACCGGCGCGAATGATATCGAGTGCATTCTTGCGCTCTGCGAAGACTTAATCGTCAACGTTGCAAAATCTTTTCGCCACACCGGCGCGGCGGAGTGCGCCGCAGGAGGATTACTCACATGAAAGATAGGCAGCCAACACAGGTTTTAGCCAACGGCGCGATCCGGTATGGCGTCTATAACGCCGACGGCACGCTCAATCACTACGAATACCTCAAGCGCGAGGATGCGCCTACCGTCGAGGGAACGCCCCTCAACAAGGCGAATCTCCTGTCCGATACCACTGCCGCGAAGATCTGGCCCGGCTCGAAGAAGCCGGACGACCCGACCGTGAACGACGCGCTTGGCAAGCTTTCGGAGGGTACGGCCAAAGTCGGCGACATCGCTATCACCGCCCGCACAGACCTCTCCGATGCATGGCTCCCGTGCGACGGGCGCACTGTATCACAGGAGCAGTATCCAAAACTGTTTTCTGTGCTCAGAAGCTCTGCCGCGCCGCTTCCGTGGGCGTTGAAGACATCGAATATTCAGCCTGTAGCTATGTGGTATCTGAATGGGGAATGGGTCGGCCTGTACGACAGAAAGTTCTGGACGTCGCCCGATTTGGGGACGTGGACGCAGCAGGCGGATATGCCGACCGGACTCTCGCTGGTATCGGATGTGCAGTATGCAAACGGCACTTATTACGCTGTTTTTTCCGGAGACTCCACAGAGTTAAACGGAGTGTACACAACACGTAGCCTCGATACGCCGTTTGCGCTATATGCAAGCGGCATCCTGCCTGAAAGCGCTGGACTGAAGATGTTTATTACGCCAAACGTTCTGTATATCTACGTAGTAAGAGGCGAATACGGAGCCTATAACAATTACACGGGAAGAAAAGTAAGTGCCAGCTACGTAAACCAAACAACAAAGGAAATAGTAAGCATCCCAGATTTTATCAGCGGAATTGTATTTTACGCCGAAGAAAAGGACTGCTTTTACAAGCTGAACTGTAGCACCAGCGGCATACTGGAGACTTCAAAGGCAAAAACCCTGATCAACCCGACGTGGGAGGCAGTCAGCAGCGTAAACATCAAAGAATTAACGCCGTCCTTCAACCAGCCGTCGACGTACACCTATCACGCCCTAATGTCAGCTTACCATTGTGGGGCAAATATAATTGCTTTTTTTGCACTGGTGAACGCTGCTTTCTCTGGTGCGGGAACCACGATGTATAGCGGATATATGGTATACAGGTATTCTGCGGACTACGGTGCAACGTGGGAAAACGGGAAGGTAGTTTCCTACAAAACCGATAGCTACTCGCTCGACAACTATACGAACGGCAAATACGAAAACGGGCTTTTGGTGCTTTCAGAAACCGCAAGCGAATCTGAAAGTGCTGATCGAGCGGAAAAGATCATTGCGATCAGCGCTCCAGCATCCGGCCCGGTATATGGAGACGTACTGGGGAGCAGCGTCGACAGTATTGCACTATCGCCTGACGGGGAGGCGGCATACATATCATCGAATGGGCTGGCGTACTGCAATTATAGCGCGGCTGGAAAAGAAATCCCTACCATCGGGACGGACACAAGAAGCAATGCCTACATCAAGGCGCTGGAGGAATAGCCATGCGGGAGAGAATCGGCACAAACGATCTCGCAAACGGGGCCGTCCGGTACGGGGTGTATGACGCGGCGGGAAGCCTTCTGCGGTATGAATGGCTTCGCCCGGAGGACGAGCCGCTGGAAGCCGGAACGCCGCTCACAGCAGGAAACCTGCTGACGGCACAGAGCGCCGCAAAGATCTGGCGAGCGGGCGACGCACCGGCGAACCCGATGGTAAATGAGGCATTCGGGAAGCTGTCGGAACCGAACTACCGCGTCGGCGATACCCTCACAACCGTCCGCGTGCTCTCTGCCCCGTGGCACGCGTGCGATGGCTCAACCTTCGATCAGACTGCATACCCGGCCCTCTACGCCGTCCTCGGCGGCACGACGCTGCCGACGATCAGCTATTCCAGCGATACCACCACCTACATCAAAATGGCGGACGATTAGCCCGGCAAATAAAAGAGAAAGGTACAGAAAAATGGACACCAAAACCATCATCGTCACCCTCGCCTGCGCCGCGCTTGGCTCATCCGCGCTGACGGCGGTAGTCAATGCCATCGTCAGCGCGGTTCAGAAAAAGAGCGGCAAGGCCACATCGCAGGAGGCGCATCTAGCCGAGATCGACAAAAAGCTCGGTAAAATGCAGGAGCATCAGGACGAGCAGTATCTGGCAATCCTCCGCCTTACGATCATGAGCGAGGAAATGCCAATGGCCGAGCGCCTGATCGCCGGAGAAAAGTATAAAAAAATGGGCGGGAACGGCGACGTGAAAAAATTCCTGCACCAGCTGGAGGCGCAATGCGGACACAGTAATGGAGTTTAGTAAGAAATGGCTGATTTGCAGCGCGCTCGTCAGCATCGCGCTCATCATCGCCTGCGCGGCAGGCGCAGATCTGACGGAGATCACGCTTGCGGTGCTGGCCGAAACAACGTCCTCCAGCGGCTTTTACCTCTGGAAAGCCAAAAATGAGAACCGCGCGAAGTACGCGCAGAAGTACATGGATAAATGGGCCGAAAAGTACGGCCCGGAAGCGGCAGCACGCATCGCGGAGATCGTGCTGAAAGATTGAAAGGAGCATACTTATGGAAAACATCAAAAAGCGGCTCGGCAATCTGCTGAGTGTCAAGTCCATCGTCACGCTGGTGCTGACGGCGGTATTTGCGTACATGGCAGTCGCCGGGAAGATCTCGCAGGACTTTATGATGGTGTATACCGTCGTGATCGCGTTTTACTTTGGCACACAGAGCCAGAAAGCGCAGGACGCGATTGACAACGCCACGAAGGAGGATGCGCAGAAATGAGCATCAAGATCGGACAGGCCAGTCTTGGGGAAACCGGAGGACGCAACCAGCAGCCAGGCAATCAGACCGGGCGGGAGCTGAATATCTCCAACTGGTACAATGGACGCTGGCTCGGCATACTGCGCTACAAGAGCCGCAAAAAGGCCGAGCTGGCCGCGCAGACGTGCGAGGCGGCGATTAAAAACCGGAATATCGGTTACGACATGGACGGCAGGAACACGGCGTATGAGGCCGCCAGAGCCGTCGGGTGGGACGTGAGCAAGATTACAAAGCCCGTCGAGACGGACTGCTCCGCGCTCATGATGCTCTGCGCCGTGGCCGCAGGCTGCGCGTCGGTCGAAGCGCTCTACCGTCGGCAGGGCAACAGCTGCACGACATACTGCATGCTGCACGATTGGCCTGCGACGGGAGACTTCGAGCTGCTGGATAGCAGCAAGTATCTGACGACGGACGCCAATCTCCTGCGCGGGGACGTGCTGGTAAGCGAGGGCCATACGGTCATGGCACTCGAAGATGGAAAAAATGCAGAGGAGGAGACTGAGATGGTAGAAAAAAGCAAGATCATCGTGGACGGCAAGGAAGTCGCCGTCGAACGCATCCTGAAGAACGGCACGAATTACATCAAGGTGCGCGATATCGCCGCCGCGCTGGATCTCGAAGTAAGCAATATGGGCAATATCGCTGTGCTGAATCACAAGGATAAGTAAGGAGGCGGGGCGTATGTCGCCGCAGGCGCGGGCCAAGCTGCCGCCAGAGCTGGGCAGGCTGACCAGAAAGGATATGGAGGCCGTAATCTATCAGGCCAATCTTGGCCGGGAAAATGAGAAGATCGCGCAGCTCTATTTTGTGGATAAGCTTCCCCAGGTAGACGTTGCAACAGAGCTGTTTCTGGGCCGCGCCACGGTACAGCGCCGCTTGCCGGAGATCATGCGGGAGATGCAGCGGACATCGAGCAAACTGTATAACTGAGATAAGCGCCGAGAAATCGGCGCTTATTTTTTGAAAAAACTATTGACATATACGGTATTACGGTATATAATAGGTGCATAAGATGAAGCAAAACAAAACCAACTACGGAGGGTACAGCGATGGCAAAGGCGAAGATCACTTGCAAATGCGAAATCTGTGGAGGCACGTTCGAACACGTCCGCACTTGCATCAACAGAAGCGACGCAGATTCCTATGCAGAATGGGCTGCGGAACACGTTACTGTTTGCCCGTCCTGCCATGCCGCAGCAAAAAAGGCAGAGGCGGCTTCCAAACTGAATGCGTACATTGCCGAGAATTTCGGTGCCGAGCATCCGCTTCCCAAGATCACCGGTGTTTCCGAAAAACAGATCGCTTATGCAGAGTCCCTGCGCACCAAGTTCATCTCTTCCGATCTTTCCGGCTGCAACGTAAAGCTTTCCCGATTCTTCGCGGCGGAAGATAAAATCCGGCTCGAAAACATGAGTGAAGAGGGCCGCGCCGCAGCGGAAAAGCAGGCAGAAGCGGAAGGGCTATCCGTTGAAGCGTGGTTCGCGAAAAACCGTCCGGCAATCGTAGCGCGCACTTCCAAAATTAGCTTCGTCGATATCGTGAAGAAGATTGAAGTGATCGTAAATGAATCCAACGCATCGAAAATCATCGACGCACTGCGCTGAGAAGGAGGATCTTACAATGGAAAGCGTAAAAGAAATCACAAGAATCATGGAGGCCGGGCGCGACGCAGGCCGCGCACAGGAACCGATGCGGTTTTCGACGCAGGAAGAACGCAACGCATGGTATGAGAAACAAACGGAAATCCTGGCGAAGGTTATGGCTCCAGTAGGAGACGAACCTTACGATAAGAACTTACAAGGGCATAAGATCGCGGACCGTTTCGCGGATATCCATACATTCGAAATCTACAGGCTTACCAATATCCGATACATTATCGGAGACTTCGAAACGTATGAAGAGTACGCGGCCAACTGCCGGGCGGAAATAGAAGCATGGTTTGATAAGCTGCAAGCAGATTTAGAGGAGGAATAAAAAATGATTGCACATCTTTACCGCATCCATTCTGATTTCCGGAACGTTCCGGACAAAATCATCATTAAGGCGAAGGCGAAGGAAAACTTCCCCGGTACTTGGCTCCACGCCGAAGTTGAACTTCCGGATTTTCTCCGGGTGGCCGAAACCGAAGCCGGTGACGGATTCCTGTTCACGCAGGATGAAACTATTATGAACGTTTATATCGAAGATGCGGAGCGCTTGGACGGTGACGCAATTAAGGGAACGGTGAGCATCCGCAGCGCAAGCGGACGTATGCTTGCGAAGTGCGTCGCCATGTGGCGATGAGAACAGGGGGTGAATCATGCCGAGTGAGGCCCAAAAGCGCGCCCGCGACAAGTGGGACGCCACAAACATGACGCTGGTAAGCTGCAAGATGCGGCGCGACCTTGCTGACGATTTTAAGTCTGCCGCAAAAGCAAACGGCACAACGCCCAGCGCCTTGATCCGTGGGTGGATCGACGGATATATGCAGCAAAACAAGCCCGTGGAGTAATCCGCAGGCAATTTTGAACCAAATTGATACACAACTGAGGCACAAGAAGCCGCAAAAAGGCCCATACTGAACACATCAAAGGAGTGTTCGGTATGGGCTTTTCTTATTTTAATCCAAACCCCGCCGGGCTGAAAGTCGGGGACTGCACCGTCCGGGCCATCGCAAAGGCGACCGGGAAGAGCTGGGACGAGGTGTATATCGGATTGTGCCTGCAAGGACTCATCATGGGAGATCTGCCGAGCGCAAACAGCGTATGGAGCGCTTACCTCCGGCAGCAGGGCTTTACCCGGAACGTAATCCCGAACACGTGCCCGGACTGCTATACCGTCGCGGATTTCTGCGCAGATCATCCGCGCGGCGCGTATGTGTTGGCGTTATCAAGCCACGTTGTGTGCGTGGAGGATGGGACGTATTTTGACACGTGGGATTCTGGGAGTGAAATTCCACTGTTTTATTGGGCAAAGGAGGAAACATGATGTTTGGACAACAGCCGTATGTGTATCAGCAGCCGATTTACAATCAGCCGCCCATGCCGCAGATGCAGGAGCCGCAGATGCAGATGTGTCCGCAGTATCAGCCCGCGCCGCAGATGCCGGCTTACCAACCGCAGCCCCAGCAGCCGCAGAACCAGTCGATCATCTGGATTCCGAACGAGCAGGCGGCGAACGACTTTATCGTCGCGCCAAACAACGCGGTAACGCTTTGGGATATGAACGCGCCAATCGTGTATGTAAAAAAGGCCGACGCAAGCGGGAAACCGGCCATGACAACCTACGATCTCGTAGAGCGCGCACAGGCCGCACCAGCGACCGCAGCGCCGCGAAGGGACATGAGCGAGGAATATGTGACTCGCAGGGAGTTTGAAGAGCTGGCAGCCAAGCTGACGGCACCCAGCGCCAGACCGGTGAGAAAGACAAAGGAGGCTGAAAGCGATGGCTAACCCCCTGTTTCAGGCCCTCGGCGGCGGGCAGATGCCCGGCCAGATGGGGCAGTTTCAAAATATGGTGCAGCAATTCCGGCAGTTTCAGCAGACGTTTCAGGGCAACCCGAAAGCAGAGGTCGAAAAACTGGTACAGAGCGGGAAAATCACGCAGCAGCAGCTGAATCAAATGCAGCAAATGGCTGTGCAATTCCGGCAGCTGCTCGGATAAAATGAATCTTAATTCGTGGCCACGATTGAGATAAATTTCAAAATCTACGAAAGGAGAATTTTATGAGTCTTACTGATGGCGGCATTCAGCCGACTATGCCCGTCCAGCCTGCCAATAACTACGGCGGCGGTATGGGGATGTGGGGTGATAACTGGATCTGGATCATTGTGCTGTTTTTGTTCGGCTGGGGACGCAACGGCAACGGCTGGGGCGGCAATGGCAGCGGCGGCGTGATGGACGGTTACGTGCTGACGTCCGATTTCGCAAGTGTTGAGCGTAAACTTGACAGTATGGCAAACGGCATTTGCGATTCCACGTTTGCCCTGAACAATGCCATTACTGGCGGCTTTGCTACGACCACGCAGGCCCTCAACAGCGGTTTCCAGAACGCCGAACTTTCTCGTTGTAATCAGCAGGCCGCGCTTATGCAGCAGCTGAACAACATGGCGATGCAGGCACAGGAGTGCTGCTGCGAAAACCGCGCTGCAATCGCCCAGGTGCGCTATGACATGGCGACGCAGGCGTGCGACACCCGCAACACCGTGCAGAACACCACCCGCGACATCATCGACGCGATGAACTGCGGCTTCCGCAGCATCGACCAGCGTCTGACGGCACAGGAGCTTGCGGCGAAGGACGCGAAGATCGCCGAGCAGAACCAGCAGCTCTTCGGCTACCAGCTGGCAGCATCGCAGGCGGCGCAGAACAATTACCTTGTTTCCACGCTTCGCCCGAGCCCCAGCCCGGCCTATGTTGTCGCGAATCCGTACTGCTGCAACAGCGGTTACAACTACGGCTGCGGCAACTGCGCGTAACAACTCCACATCGTAGAGCTTTTTCGTGGCCTCACGAAAATGATCGGCCCCATTGCCGATACTCGACAGCAACGCGGCGGGGCAATCGTCCCGCCGCTAATTTTAACTGCGCCGAATTCGATACTTTTAGAAAGGAATGATTTTATGGCTGAATTTACATCATCCGGGATTCAAACTGTCGCCGCTGGGCAGAACGTCCCTCTGATCTCCACGGCGGCTTGCGGAAAGCCGTGCATCGTACATCGAGAAGGAAGCGGGCTCGTTACGCTGCGCGGGCTTACGCAGCAATGCAAGGCGAAGTTCCGCGTATCCTTTGGTGCGAATATCGCCGTCCCTACAGGCGGAACAGTAGGTGCCATTACCGCTGCGCTTGCAATCAACGGCGAACCTCTGAGCAGCGCCACAGCGATCGTAACCCCTGCGGCTGTTGAGAACTATTTCAACATCTTCGTTTCCGCATTCGTGGAAGTCCCGCGCGGCTGCTGCCTAACTGTAGCGGCGAAGAACACCAGCGCGCAGGCGATCAGTTTCGCAAATAGCAATATGATCGTCGAGCGCGTATCGTGAAAGGAGAATGCAATATGTACGATTTGAAAAACCTGCGTGAAATGCTCTGCAAAGAGCTTGACGAAATCGCCGACAAGCGCGAAATGTCTGCGGGCGATCTGGACGCGATCCAGAAGCTGACGAGCTCCATCAAGAATACCTACAAGATCGAGATGGCTGAAGACGGCAGCTATTCCCGCGATGGCGAGTGGGAGGCGGATATGCGCGGTACATATGGACGGGGCAGCTCTTACCGTGGCCGACGCCGCGACGCAATGGGCCGCTATAGCCGCACAGACGCCCGCGAGCATATGCATGCGCAGCTGGAGGATATGATGCGCTACGCGGACGACGATAAAACCCGTGACGCGATCCGCCGCTGCATGGAGCAGATCGAGCGGGCATAAGGAGGCGCGATATGCTGGATAAAGCCGAGATCCGCAAGGAGATAGCGCGGCTGGAATATGAGGAATCCAGCTATCCCAATTATGCCAAACTGGCAGATCTTTATGTGATACGCGACAAGATGCAGGAAGAGGAACGGGGCGACGGCGGTAGGTATGTGGGTTACTACTCCGGCGCTCCCGCCCCTGTGACCGCAGAACCGGCTACCGTGGGCGAGTACGGGGACAGTGAGTTTTTGCTTGCAGTAGCTGGGAAAGACCCGGCAAAGGCTTGGGCGGTCGTTGATGAACTTATGGACACATTATCGCTTGTGAACCGAAAAGTCTATGATTCTATGCTTCGGAAAATAAAGTCCATGTAGCAAAAAATAGGGGAGTCCCCTCGCATTGCGCTGAATCTGTAGCATACAATGTAGCATACGGAAAATAATTTTATGTTACAGAGCGTGTCATAACTTGATCTTTTGCTTTTTGAAAATACGCAGAAAATAGGGTGAAAAGCATAAAAAAGTACCGATTTTAGATTTAAAACATCTAAAATCGGTACTTTGGCGCGGAAGGAGAGATTTGAACTCTCGCGCGCTTTTTAGACGCCTACTCCCTTAGCAGGGGAGAAAAACCCATTGAAAACACTGGGGAAATTGGCGTTTGTAACATATTTTGTAGCATACAGAATTCACTCTGGCGAGTCGTTTTGCAACTGATTTACGGCATCGACCATGCCTTTCATGTCCGGATGTACATACCGTTGGGTAGTGGTTATCTTCGTGTGGCGCATGATTTCCTTGATCGTAAACGGATCAATGTTTTTCATCGCGAGGGCTGTAGCGGTTGTATGGCGGCATGAGTAAGGTGGTAGCTTTTGCACTCCGGCAAGCTCCAAACACTCATAATATCTCTTGTAAAAATTATCTTTGTTTATGCAGCAGATATTTCCGACGCGCGATTTGCTTTCTTCGCATAGTTCATGCAGCACCGGCGCAACGAAATCCGGGAAGACCATAGGCGTTTCCTTCCGCTTCTTTGTCTTTATGCCGCCTCGGACGATCTCATTCTTTTCAAAGTCAATCATATCTTTCTTGAGTTTCAGAAGCTCACCGGGCATCATGCCGGTATAAATCATCGTTAAAATAAACCCAACGAAGTGGTCTTTTGCATACGCTTCCCATAGCTTTTTTACGTCGGCGTCGGTAAACGGTTCCGGCGACTTCTCTTCCAATTCCGGAAGCTTTATGTACTTTGCAAGATTCACGGTTGTTTGCTTTTCTGCGATTGCGAGGTTATAACAGTGGGAGAGGACGGTTTTCATATCTTTCCGTGTGTAATAGGTGCTGGCGTTGCGGTCGATAACATCCTGTATCTGCGCGATGGTAAGCGCGTCGATCTCACGGTCGGCGATTTCTCTCATGCGCTCGAATGCCTTTTCTGCCGCGCCCTGACGATCAGCCGATAAGGATAGATAATCCCCACGCAGATATGTTTTGTAGTATTCTCTGAGAGTGGGGCTTCGCTGCTCTTCCTTCGGAGGGTTTGCGGCATATTGGAGGGCGGCGCGCTTTGATGTAAACCCGCCTTTTGTTCGCATCTTTTGCCGAAGCTTGTCGTTCTCGTCTAGGTAAGTTCTTTCTGTCCAACGCGCCGTCCACGTCTTCCCTCGCTGGTAAGCGCTTCCTTGCCCGTTCCCGCGCGTCCGGCTTCGCCGCGCTTCCTGTTTTTTCCCGCACCAGCAACAGTAGGGCGCGCCGTCTGGAATTTCTTTTTTACACTTGATGCACTCCATGTTTCCCTCCACGTTCTTTTCGGATCGCGTAGAAAGTAATTGCCGAAGCCAACGCTGAACCTACGATCAGAGCAATGCAAACCCATGCAGCTACGGACAAATCTCCATTGCGAATGAGGCCTGCGTTCCGAATCTGCGCATCCGCCACAAGGCAGGCAATCAGAGAAAAGGAGAGCAGCATACAAAACAGGGCGAGAACGTAACACATTGTATGCGTGGATCTTATCTGTGCGCTCTGCAGGGCTGTTGTTGCCTCCAGCTTGGCGTTTTCAAGCTCGACATGATGGATCTGCTTGGTCAGCTTTTCCGGGCTTCCGACTGGATTTTCAAGGCCGAACAGCTCGTCTAGCGACAGACCAAGCACTTTACATATTGCGGCCGAGTTATAAAGCCGTGGATCCGCTTGTGTTCCAGCATATAATCGGCTCACGGTGGAGAAGGAAACTCCGGACTTTTCCGACAGCTCCTCCAGCGTCATTCCGCTGTGATCTTTCGCATTTCTGATTTTCCCATGATACGCGCCGATAAACGGCGCGAGTTCCTGTATTGCGGACATTGGTGCGCCTCCAATCGCAGATTGTATTGTTATTTCTTACAGTCTCCGTGTTAAAACGCAAACTATGAGAAGAAAACGCAAAACTCGGGCTTTTTTTACAAACATTATCTGGTACAATGAAAACGTAGCAGATAGTTCCTAAGCCCTGCATCTGCTGAAATGGCCCCACCGTATGTTCCAGATACGATGGGGCCGGTCAAACCGAATATTATATCAAATCATCAGTCCCATAAACTGTACACCATCGGATTCCTGATTCCCAAAAATAATGCGATCTGTTTGTTTATAATGCCATGTTGCTTTTTAGAACAATCGTTCTATAATAAATGTCAGGAGGAAAAAATATGGAGTGCATCAACATCCGGGTAAACAACGGGAAAGTGGACGTAACAGTAGACGGTGCGAAGCTGACAGATGTGCATAGCGTCAGCGTTGACTACATCAAGGGCGTGCCGCTTCTCTTTTCCTGCGTCGCCGACATAGGCCGGGAGCAGGAAGAACGCCGTGGGCCGCGCGTGCTGCATTGATCTGAATCATCTTGGATTGCAAGTGCCGCAAGCGCCGTATCCGGCGGCGATGGCGTCGTCAGAGGAATCGAACCAGATTTCGTTTTCACTTAGTATCTTTTTGGCCCATCGGCAACTCGGTTTGTGGAATTTGTCGCTATCCTTGCTTGCGACGAATTTTCCAGCGGACTTACCCTGAGAAGGATCTGGAGAAGTAGTTTCCATATGGGGGTCTGCCTCGCTGACGTCGGAATTGACGTCAGAAGAGAGCGCGTCGGGATTGACATCCTTTGAATTCGCTTCCTGCAAGAGATTGCCGGACTGATCTATAAAGCGGACATTGATATTATCAACCGGCTCGCCCGTGCTGAAATAGTGGTACAGGCCGCCGCTCATATAAAATGCAAGCGCCATGATAGATTCCTGGAAGCTTACAGTGTCAGAAGACAGCGTGACGGTGAATTTTGTGTAGTCGTCTGCGGCGTCAATCGCAGTGACGTTCGGGTAGTCCTCAGAGCCTACCATATCGGCAAGGCTGCTGTCAAGCTGCTGTGCCATATCCTGCATTAGTTTTTTATGGCAGGCCTCCGTCATGATATATGTGACGGAGCCGTCTGCATTCAGCGTGGCGGATTTAAAGCCGTCTGCTTGCTCGACTTTTGCATCAAGCTCATCCTGCGTGACGTCTTCGCCTATGTAGTCGGACGGAATTGTGATTTCGACTGTCCCGCCGCTGAACAACGTCCCGGAGTGCTTTTCCACGTTGAAGGATTGCGAAGATTGTTCAGGTGCATCCTGCGCGATGGCCTGTTCGGGCGTTTCCGGCGTCTGGGAAACCGCCTCCTGTGCCTGTGCGGGCGGCTGATCCGCCTGCTTAGGCTGCTTCGGAAAGAGCAAGATGCCGAGAGCGGCCAATACGGTGGCTCCGATCAGAATAAAATTCCTCGAAGAGCCGGTTTTTCTCCTGTTTTTTGCGCCGCATACCTTGCAAACGCGTTCACTGGCGTTGATCTGAGCGCCGCAGGAGCGGCAGATCATCTTCCGGTTCGGCGTGTCACAGTGCGGGCAGAACTTCTCCCGTTCCGGGAACTCTGCCCCGCATCTTGGGCACTGCACAATATATTCATTTTTAGTCATCAATGCGGCACTCCTTATATGGTTTGTAAACAATTACATATTACCACTTAGAACCAGCAACCGCAATGTAGAAGCTGCACAAAAATAAACGTCGGAATTTGGAAGAATGGAGATAGGAACTGAAATGAACGAAAAAGAAGCCGTGACAATCAAGGAATTGGTGGAAACTATATCAAGATTCACGCCCGAAAAACTCAATCTTTTTCTATCTGCTTCGCAAGATTTAATAGAGCGGATGCAAGCTCGGGACGATTCATGCAAATCCGAATAATCTGCTGGATATCCTCCGGCAAGTCACGAATAAGCGCTTCGCCATCGGCGGGGCGCTCTTTTTTTATGCCTTTGCCCATCAGTTCTTCTACTGTTACGCCGAAGTAGTCGGCGATTTTTTGCGCATTTACGTCAGAGGGTTTTGTCTTCCGCGCTTTCCAACAGCTTATTGTTGATTTGTCAATTCCGAGTTCTCGGCCAACGTATGCAGGGGTTTTGTTTACAGAAGCGCAAAGCGCAACAAAGTTGTCATAAAACACAATAATACACCTCTGGAATTGTTAAATACGACGAAAGTTGAATTAGTTTGCAAATAGCGGTTGACAGTTGAGAATGTTTGATGTATTATTGCCTTGTGGTTGAAAAAGTTTGCAACAGACAAGACCCAAGCAAATCAACGCTTGCGCCAATGCTAATGTGTTTCTCGCAAATTCATAGTAGCACAAACAGTAAACAATTTCAACAACAAATTTCAAAAGTTGACTGCGGCGAAAAGAAAAGCCGCCCGTGGTTCGTTCACGAGCGGTTTCCCCCAGAGTTGTTTACCAGAACGCGCTGCACAGGATGGTCGTCTGCATTACTTCGCATCCGTCCGAATTGGTAGAGTTCTTTCCACCGGCTTGGCAATGCCATCCTGACACAAAACGAACTTACGCTTCTATGACGCGCCGCTCACTTTGGCAGTTCTGGCGCTGCCCCTTGCCCTAACGCATCACGCCGTTTCTTTGGTCTGGAACTGGCAAGTTCAAAAGTTTGGTCATGACAACCACCTCCTGAATTTACCTAAAAGGGCTAATGGCAGTATAGCACGTCCGGGGCGTTGCAGTCAACAATTTTAACAGAATGGAGGTGTGTATATGCCTGAAAAATGGACAGGCGTACTGATCGGGAAAATGCACAATGCGCGTGTTTCATACGACGATCTTGCCGCAGAGCTTGGACTTACAAAAGGCTATCTGTCCTTGATCTTGAACGGGAAAAGAAATCCGCCGGGTGCGAGGAAGCGCTTGGAAGGCGCGGTTAAGGCCGTCATCGAACGAAGAAAGGAGGAAAAATGACGCTGGACGATATCCGGGCAATGACAAAGCCAACAATCCTCGCAAGCGAGGCGGCGCAGGTGCTCGGCTGTGACCCGCAATGGCTTCGCTTGATGGCGAGGGAACGGCCTGAAAAGCTGGGCTTCCCGGTCTGCTGCACAAGCGAGCACAGAGTGAAGATCCCGAGAGAGCCGTTTTTGCGGTTTCTCGGAGCATGAGGAGGAACAAATGAAAGTCAGATTAACATTTTTGGAGCCGGTTCTTGGCACATGGCCGAGCAACGAGAACATTGCGCGTGACTTTATCGCAAGCAAGGCCCCGGACGCAAGCACGATTGAGGATGAGATCGCAGCGCTCGGCGCGGACGCTGTCGCCGAAAAGGGAAAAACCGTTTTCCCGCGTACCGACGGACAGCCGATTCTGTACGATTATCAGATCAAAGGCTTTTTCAAAGACGCCTGCGGTATGCTGGCACGCGTGAAATCCAAGAAATCCAGCGCCCTGAAAGCCTATAAGAAGATCATCGACGGCCTGATCTTTGTAGAGCCGCGCATGATTCCCATTGAGGTCAACGGTGAGGTCGGCGAATGCCAGAGACCGCTTCGTGCGCAGACCGCACAGGGCGAGCGTATAAGCCTTGCAAACTCGGAGGAAATCCCGGCAGGCAGCACGATCGAGTTTGAAATCGTGATGCTCGACGAAAAGGCGCACAAGGAAGCAGTCCTGGAATGGCTGGAGTATGGCCGCCTACGCGGCATCGGCCAGTGGCGGAACTCCGGCAAGGGCAGATTTACCTACGAGGTTCTGAATGGTTAAGTGCAAGGGTGAGGCCACGCAGGGACTTGCGAGGGAAGCGCGTCGCTGAGAGCAGCGGTGAACGGCAACGGAATTGCTTCGTACCGATGGGCGTAGATGCGCAACGGCAGTGTTTAGCGGTGATAGGCGCAGCAAAGGAAAAGCATGGAAACGCTCAGGAATACAATGAACTGCAATGGCTTGGCTTAGTGTGGCAAAGAACGGCAAAGGCAAGGAATGAATAGCCCAGCAATGCAGGGGCATGGCAAATCATCGAAGGCTACGCGCAGCTACGGCGCAGCAACGAATGCAAAGCAGGGGAAAGGCCAAGCAGGGCAACGCCAAGCAGCGGCAACGAATTGCGAAGCAACGAACAGAAATCGAAAAAGGAGAGGACAGAAGGAGGATGCAACATGGCGGAAGTGAAGACCTACACCCTGACGCTGGATGCGCAGGAGCTGCATGATCTGATTGAGGCGGCGCTGGTGTGTGAGTGCCAGGTAGCGCAGATCATCGGCGGGCTGAAGCGAAAGGGACTGGATCTGGACGCGCAGAAGCTCGTTACACAAAACGCCCGTCTGGCGCGGCTCGTCAGGCGGATGCAGGAGGCGAAGGAGAAAACCAATGGATAACGGGAAGGTACACGTCGAGATCGGCATGGACGGCAAAAAAACGGTATCTGCGCTATCCGGCAGCGCGCTGGAACTGAGCGCTGCTGCCGCGCGAATCCTGAACATATTTTATGCCGCGTTCTGCCAGCGGGGAATAGGAGAGGAATTCAAGGAAACCATGCGCTACTGCGTGAACCGAGAGGACAGCCCGGTATGGAGGAAGGAGTTAGCAGAATGAGAACCAATCTTGCAGAGCGGCTCGGGTATGAGCCGGAGGAAACGACTGAGGAGCGCCGGGAGCGGCTGCGGGAAGAAGCGGAGGCCCGCAAGGCGGCGCGGCGGATCGTCAAGGGCCTGTGCCTTTGGGTGAGCGGCGCAGCAATGATCTTGGCCGCAATGGCCGGGACGGCGGAAATGACGTATGAATGCGTCGTGACTGGCTTCGTCGCGCTCGTAGCGCTGCTGTATGGTCTGGCATAAAGAAATGCCCCCTGCCGCGCGGCAACGCGACAGAGGCCGAAAGGAAAACGATTGTCGCCCTCATTATAGGGCAGAAAGGAACCTATGTCAAGTTTAACGGATTCCCGCGTCCGACATGGTGCGAAAGCCTGCGTCGACGCGGTACATCGGGCCGACTACCCGAAGTTTAATAAGGTTCTGCTTTCGCAATGCGAACACCCGGAGAAATACGGTGTCAGGCTAGAACCCGACGCAGCGGCGGCGATCAAGGCGATGGACGCGCCAAAGAACCGCGTTGAGCGCAGGAAGAAGACGAACCGGTATTATTTCCGGCTGACGGATGATCAGGCTAAGAAGCTGGACAGGCTTCTGAAAAAGCTGGGCTATTCTACGGATCAGAGCTTCTGTGAAGCGCTGATCCGCCAGGAGGTGAGCCGGAATGGCATATGACGGCGAAAACCTGTACTTGAGCATTCCGGAGCCGGAGTACGAGCCGGACGAGCCGGAGGACGAAGACCGTTATTTGTTCCCGCCGCTGTGGCTGGTGGGAAAGATGAAACAGGAGGATCAACATGAAAGTTTATAAAGGCACGGATAAGGATATGAAGTGCCGCGGGTTTCAATACAAGCTGGGCGAAACCGCTGTTTTTGACGGTGAACCGCACCTATGCAAAGAAGGTTTGCACGCGTGCGAGCAGCCTATCGATGTGTTGAACCACTACGCACCGAATGCAAGCCGGTACTTTGAGGCAGATGCCGAAGAAGTAACTGACGAGCGTGAATCGGATGATAGTAAAATCGTCGCGAAAAAAATGACGTTGAAAGCTGAGATTGGCGTTCCCGGCCTCGTGAAAGCGCAGATCGAATATGTCAAGAACCAAATCGGATTTGAGGACGCGATCAAGCGCGCAAACGCCGAAAAAGAGAATCATGCCACAGGCAATCAGGGCGCAGCATCGGCCACAGGCAATCAGGGCGCAGCATCGGCCACAGGCTATCGGGGCGCAGCCTCGGCCACAGGCGA